TCAGAACCAAAAATTCTTTTTCCTAATTCAGGATCATCAAAAGAATTTACAAGATTTGTTGCCACAATATTTTACTTTTTTAAGTATTTAGTCGTATTCTTCCAAATGGGATTGTTCTTAAGTCTCTTAGTTCCATTTCATCAACTTGATATAATCCACCAACTACCTCTGGAAAGGTATATTGCCTCATTTCACCCCAATGAAAGTTTAATCCCTTGAATCCCCATTGAAAAACATCTGTAACTGCAACAAGTGGATGAGCATCATATCTAATGTTTGGAGTCTTTGGACGATATACAAAAACATAATAATTACCTGCTTCTGGGATATTACTGCCTTCAGTTAAAACTCCTAGTATTTCCTGTGCTAGATCATCGGGATTTTCATTCCCGACTAATTCCTTCATTAAGGGATCGATACGGCTCATATTCCTAACTCTTTTTCTGTGACAACTTTAAACTCCCACTGACGATCAGCACAGAACTCCCGTGCCATCTTCCATTTTGCTTGGTTCTTTGCATATTCATATGCTTCACGAATATATCCTTTTGTCTGTCTTTTAGGTTTGGTTGGTGGTTTTGTTTGTTTAGCTGGTTTGACTTCAATTACATATCTTCTAATCTTCCCACCTCTTTCTTTGACTTTCATATAGAAGTCTGGAAAGTAACGATGCACACGATTATCAATTGGAGAACGATATGGTATGGCGATTTCTTCACTTGCCCACTCTAGAATATTATCATTTTTATCACAATAGACCATAAACTTTCTTTCCCATAATGATCTATAGATGATGTTTGTTGGATCACCTTTATATTTTCTGGGATAGGAGGGATAGTATTTTCCCTTATAAGACATCTAAATACATATGTTATGTAATTTTATTTAGAGTGCCAGCACCAAGACCAAGAGGAATATCTGATTTTTTACCAAAAATACAAAATGTTGCACAATCATCGCATTATTTTGTCAAATTCTCATTACCATCAACCGCAAGTGGATTTAATCTCTTTAAAAGAGGAAGAGACTTAAGATCATATTTAAGACGTAAAGGTATTAACGACAGATTTATTATCGAAGACGCTGGTTTACTTTGTAGTGATGCTGTGCTACCTGGCAGTGCAATGGCATCAATTGACACTCGTGGTGACTTTCAAGGAGTGATTGAAAGATTTGCACACACAAGGAATTTTACTCAGATAAGTTTAGAATTTTATGTTGATAATGAATATCGTTCAATGAAATTTTTAGAGCATTGGATGGAGTACATAACTGGATCAACTCCTGATCCATCAAGAGATAATTATTATTTTCAATTAAATTATCCTGTAGAATATAAATCAAATGAAACTAGAATAATAAAATTTGAGAGAGATTATAATCGATTTTTAGAATATAGATTTGTTGGATTATTCCCGTTGGCACTTAATTCTGTAAGGGTAAATTATCAGAATTCACAAGTATTAAAGGCAACTTGTGCATTTAGCTATGACAGGTACATATGTGGTGAATCATCTTCACTTGCAAGAGATTTACAGAGAGCTTTTAATAATATTTTCAGAGGTGGAGGTGTAAGATATGATGGGATAGGTGGTCCTGATGAAGCGTTTAAGGATAATGTATTAAGTGATGTATACAGGAGTATAAATCCAAATATATTAAATGATTCCCCAAATATTTCATTTAGTCCTACTGGAAATGTAGCGGGGTCATTCCCATCTAGTGTCGCTAGGGGAGATACTATTGGATCACGTATCGTATAACCACTATAAATAGTGGCACTGAAGTGCTTAAATTATCATGCCTTTACCAAAAATTGCAACACCAACGTATGAGTTGGTTCTACCTTCATCTGGTAGAAAAATTAAATATAGACCATTCCTTGTAAAAGAAGAAAAAATTCTTATTATAGCTCTTGAATCGCAAGATCAAAAACAAATAACAAACGCTGTTAAGAGTATTTTATCATCTTGCATAATTACAAAGGGAACAAAAGTAGATAAATTAGCTACTTTTGATATTGAATATCTTTTCTTGAACATACGAGGAAAATCAATCGGTGAAAACATAGATGTTATGGTTACTTGTCCTGATGACGAGAAAACACAAGTTTCAACCACTATCAATATTGATGATATTAAAGTTCAAACATCTGAAGATCATCAAAAAGATATAAAATTAGATGATACTTATTCGTTAAGAATGAAATATCCATCATTGGGTGAATTTGTTAGCTCTAATTTTAGTGGGGAAAATATCAAGGTTCAAGACACTTTTGATTTAATTGCATCATGTATTGATCAAGTTTATTCTGAGGAGGAGTCTTGGACACAAGAGGAATGTACAAAGAAAGAATTAAATGATTTTGTCGAATCACTGAATACAAATCAATTTCAGGAGATTGAAAAGTTCTTTGAGACCATGCCTAAACTGAGTCATACAGTTAAAATCGTAAATCCAAATACAAAAGTTGAAAATGATATAAAATTGGAGGGTTTACAGAATTTTTTCGGATAAGTATGGCACATGAAGATCTTGAGTCATACTATAAATTGAATTTTGCTTTGATACAGCACCATAAATATAGCTTGACTGAGCTTGAAAATATGATTCCGTGGGAGAGAGAAATTTATGTATCTTTACTCCAACAATATGTTGAAGAGGAAAACTTAAAAGCACAACAAGAACGTAATGGATGAAGCACTAGCACCAATATTAGGTAGTTTAAGGGCTATAAGAAGGTCCATATCTTCTAGTGTTTTTAATCCTATCCAGTCAGGTGGAGCATCACAAGCACCGCAAGTAGATCCAGCTACAACTAATTTAATATCTCAAAACTCATTAACTCTAAATTTAGTATCACAGAGATTAGATAATATATCTCAACAGATGCGAGGTCTTAGTTCGTCATTATCTGGTATTAAGGAAAATTTAGCAGTTAGTGATACGATTGAAAAGAGAAGAGAAGCAGCAAAACAAAATAGAGAAAGAATATTAGCAGAACAGGGGTTAAGAGAGGGAAAAGAGGATGCACTTGAAAAAAATATTCAGACATCTCTCCAAAAACCTGTTGCAATTCTGGCAGGTAAAACATCAGGTTCATTAAATAGATTATCTACATTTTTTACTTTCTTAGTTGGTGGATGGTTGACAAAAACCACCATTGATCTACTTAGAGCAAGAGCAACTGGCAATACTGATAAATTTGAAAGATTAAAAACTAATTTGACTCGTGGACTAGTTGCGATTGGAGCTACCCTGACTGCGATATCATTGGGAGTAGGTAGAAATATAGTCTTTGGTTTATCAAGATTAGGAGTAACACTTACGAGAGCCTCTTTAGGTGGATTATTGTTTATTAAGATAGAACTTTTACGTCAAGCATTAGTTGGTTTATTTAAAGCACGATTTCCATCAACATTTAAGTTTGCAACAAATTTAACTACTACAATAGTTGCTTCAATAGCTTTACTAGGTGATCGAATTATAAGAACAATATCAAGTTATACGACAGGAGTTGCAACTTCATTTTATGATAATTTAACGAAAGCATTAAAAGGCATAAAATTACCAAAATTTGGTTTTGGTGGTGCTCCTTTCTTAAAGAGGTTTTCTAGTTTTCTAAATTTTGGACGAGTAACAGTAATACCATTTTTTGGAGAACTTTTTCTTGCACTTGCAATCAGAGGTGAGAATTTAGTAGAAGCTTTTGTAAATTCAACTAGGTTAGCAGCTTCTTTCGCTGCAGCTGATAAATTTTTAAGGAAATTTGGCGGTAGACCACAGAGTAGGGCAGGTCAGGTATTTTATTTTGCAGGACTTTCGATTTTAGCAACATCATTTAATGAGTCCACACGGGATATAACAAATGCTATTTTAAGAGAACTTGGTATTGAAGTTACAGAAGATGAACAACCACCAGCACGGGCAATGGGAGGTCCTGTAAACAAAGGTGTGTCATATCTTGTGGGTGAGAGAGGACCTGAATTATTCACTCCTGATGAAGATGGAAAAATAATTGCAAACAATATGATTGAAGCATTGAAGGTCGATCAAACAAATTTGAGAGAAGCAATCGCTTTAGCAAGTGAAGATAATTTACCACCAAATATACTCTCTTTCCCAATACAAAGCAACAATAATGGAAATGGAAGTGTGAATGCACCACCATCACAAAAGATGTTATCTAATACACTACCACAAATCTTATTTAATGAGGCGAATATACATTTAGTTCACGCAACCTCATTATATGGAGTTAACGTATAATGAGTATAGTATCGCAGAGAGATTCACTAAGAAGATCTGGAATTAATTTAGATCGGATAAGAAGGACGCTTGTATCATTTAATGTTAGTATGAGATCTGCTAGGACGCAATCTAATGAAATATTAAAACAAACTCGTGAAAGAAATACATTTAAATCGGGATTAATCTCAAAAGATGAGAGATTTTTCAGATTAAGGCAGGAGAATGTAAAAAGAAAAAGACGAGAGGATGCTTTAGAAGCCACATCAATCACTGGTGCAACAAAAGTTCAGGGAACTATTTTGCAAAAAAGTAGTAGAGGATTTTTAGGTCGAATGTTAGATTTTATAGGTATTTTAATAATAGGATGGTCTGTTAAAAATCTCCCTCGCATTATAAAAGGAATTAATCAATTAGTTACAAATATAAGAAGTGTAGTAAGTGTTCTATCAAACTTTGTGTCAAGGACAGGTGAAGTTTTAGTTGCGATTGGGAAAGGATTAGATGAGTTTTTCTTTAAGTTTAGAAGATTTGATTATACATTAAATAGAGTTTTTATCTTAGAAACTATTAATAAAATCACAACAAGTTTATTTACGCTGACTCGAAGTATAATAAATGCTTTTAATAGATTTGAGAAAGATCCAGATTTAGATAAAGCTATAAAAGATCATCAAAAAAGAAAAAATCAAAAAGAAGAAAATAATGACGAGGAACCTGATATACCTGGAATGGTCGAACAAAAATTTAAGGAAAATAGTAAGTTTAATGAGGATACAGATAAAAAATTAAAAGAGGCATTACAAGATCCATTTTCTAATGCTGCTAATAAGTTAAGTTTTGATATGAATGCCTTTTTTAATAAAGATCAAGAGGATGGTAAACAACAAGAGAGTCCAGAGATATCTGAATTTAGTCGTGAGTTCGATGCATTTGATGCTAAAATAGGTGGAATTGATAATGTAAAGAAAAGAACAGAGATAACCAGAGAAAAATTGAAGAATTTAGAAAAAGGAGATGTGAATGAAGAGATGATTAGCAATATATTTAACTTAGGTGACAAAGCAATGAACAATGCAAAAGAGTCGATTCTGGCAATATTTGCAGATGCTAAAAAAGCTAGAAAACCAAAAGAGAGAGCAATGGGAGGTCCTGTTGAGGAAGGTGAAACATATATTGTAGGTGAAAAAGGACCTGAAATATTTAATCCTATAGATCCGCAAAATAGAAGTAATAAAAATTTAGGAGTGCCAAAGAGAAAAAGAAATACTATTTTTATTGTTGAAAAAGCAGTAGGTAACAATGGTATTCAATTTAATGGAGGATCAGGTGAATCTAGCACTAATTTCGCTAGGAGTTCAAGCATGGCAAGTGCATTAAATACTTTACAAAGTGCAGAATTAAAGTACACATAATGTCAGCAATAGATAGAAGCATTCCAAAAATAATTATAACATCAGCTGATGGATCAAAAACAGTTGAAATAAGTAAACTCGTTCAAACAATGAGTTATTTTGAGGATTTGTTTTCTCCTATGATAACAGTACATATGGTGGTCGTATCAACAGGTATTAGTAATCAACAATCAATTTATCAAAGTTTACCTATTAGAGGTGGTGAAAGAGTCAAAATAACGGTGCCAGCTAATTCTGAATCAAATATAGATTTGGAAAGAAATGATTTATTTGTGCAGTCAGTATCAAATTATATTTCAGGACCAGAAAGAGAAGTTTTTAATTTAATGCTTGTAACTAGAGAGGCAATATCAAATGAAACATCTAGAGTTGGAAAAAGATACTCTAAGGAATCAAAAATATCTGATAACGTAAAAAAGATTGTTAAAGAAGAATTAGAAACTGATAAAAAAGTTAATGTAGATGAGACTATGAATCCATATGGATTTTTAGGAAATATGAAAAAACCATTTACAATTTTAACTTGGTTAGCATCTAAATCAGTTCCATTGGGAGCTGAAAAATCACCAGGCGGAACTGGGGGATATTTCTTTTATGAAACAAAAGATGGATATAATTTTAGATCTATTGATGGGTTAGCATCATCAGAACCATTCTCAGAGAAATATTATTATAGACCAGGTACTATTAATACAACTGATACTGATAAAGATTACAACATTTTAGAATATAAAACAACTTTAAATAATGATCTCATAAAAAATTTGGAGAGGGGAGCGTATTGCAGTCAACGTATGTATTTTAATCCTCTTGATTTTACATTTACACCACAGAGCAAAGGTTTATTCAGTCAAAATACTTATGTTGATAAAACTGAATTTACTGGAAAACCATTAGAATTTACTATGCCTCCAGTTGATGGTAAAGGTAAATCACTGGGTGATCTACCAAGTCGTCTTATTACAGGGATTGTTGATATTGGAACTACAGAATTAAATAAACAGGAATCAACAACTGATCAAAATGCTGATCAAATGTTGATACATTCGCAAGCAATGATGAGATATAATGTAATGTTTACATCAAAAGTCGAAATGACAATACCATTGAATACAAATTTGACCGCTGGTACGTTGATACAATGTGTTTTCCCTCAGATTACTACAAAAAAGACAAAGGAAGCAGACGATGAATTAGCAGGGCTATATATGATAAAGGAACTTGTGCACTTTTATAATGTTGATGCTTCTTATACAAAACTTAAGTTAGTTAAAGATACGTTTGGGAAGAAAAATTAATGTTAGAAAATAATTTACTAAAAAGCAATTTTGTTGGTAGAGATGGATTTCGCTGGTGGATCGGACAAATTCCACCCGTTGAGTCTTGGACAACACAATATCGTAAAAGACAGAAATCTTGGGGTAATCGTGTAAAAGTTCGTATTATGGGGTATCACCCTCAGAACACCGTTGATTTGCCTGATGAACAATTACCTTGGGCGATGGTTTTATTGTCACCACAATGTGGAAGTGGGGGTGCAGGAAAAGGAAAACCAATAAGAATT